TATAATATACAAAGTAAAAATGAAAAAGTCAAGAGCTTTTTTATTTTTTTTTTCAAATGAGAACCCACACCACACCTCGCCTAACTCCGAAGAGCCGTTCGTCTCATTGCGAACCTTGTTTAATTATCAAATAACTTACACTATAATATAATAGTAAAAAATGAAAAAGTCAAGAACTTTTTTAATTATATCATATTATTTAAAATTTGTTCTACTTGTTCAGTAGTGAAACCTTTTACATTGTAAATGTCTGTAAAGTCTTCTGGTGTAAAAAAGTCAGTATCATCTAATAAGTCTAAATAACCTTCTTTATTACCACCTTCATTAAAAGCAAGAGTTTCTCTTTTCATCTCATACAAATCATATAATTGTTCGTTTGTATTTTCTTTAAGTTCTAATGTTTTTCCATAAATAGTCATAATTTTTTCCTTTCGTAATCTAATTTTTTTCTTCATATAATATACAAAAGAAATATGACAATGTCAAGTATTTTTTTTTATTTTTTCCAGGAAGTTGTATCTACGATTTGATAGATTTTGGTAGGGATTTTTTGTAATCCTAATTCATTTGTTAATAACAATGTGTTGCTGAACTCGTTCCAATCCACCATATAAGATTTGTCCAGAACTCCTCCGTTCTTTTCTCTGATAACTTCGTTAAGTGCATTGATTGTATACAATGTATTACTTTGTTTTTTTCTGTGTAAAGATATAGTATCGATAATGCTTTCTTCGTAATCGTATTTGTATTCTATGTTATATGTGCAGATTAACTGACCTAAGTCATTTTCATTTTGAAACACATATACTTTTTCATACAATACATCATTACAAGTTATGATGATATTTAAAGTATCGTCTAATCTTGGTTTAGAAGTAAAGGTACATAGTAATTGAGTTTTCATTATGCTACCGCTTTCTCTAAATTAGTATCGATTGTGAAAGGCCCAATAACACTTTGTCCTTCAAAATTATACGTCATATTACTACTACTATTAGTTCCTGTTCTAATTTTTGCATAGTATTTTTTGTTATCTTTTGTTATTTCACTTAACAAGTAACAAGTTATAACATAATGTGTTTTTATTGGATGTATAGAAACTCCTATTAACTGAACTTTTATTTCATCACTTGTCAATCTTTTTTGTATAGACTTTGAAGTTCCTAAATATTTGTAAGCTACATCTCCGGAACTAAATTTACCATAAACTTTCCAGACTGGCATTTGAGTTTCACCAAACAACATTTCAGTAACTAAATCTGAAACTATGGCTTTTAGTGATTTACTTTTCCTTGTCATATCCATTAACATTTGAATCGTTCCCATATTTGCTATCAAAGATAAAATTGCCGTACTACCCGGAACCTTGTCATTTTTATGTTTAGGAATTTTATTTAATGAAAGTCCAGACTTTATTTTTGAGTAAGCTTCTTCTTTTAATCCACCAAGTTGAGTTGACAACTTTCCAAGTTCTTTGTTTATATTACTATATGCTTGTTTTGGATTTTTGTAAATTTCGTTTATGATTGCTTTTGTGTTGTCTGACATTTTACCCTCAGTTAAAATGTCGTCATTAATTTGTAGTTCTTCTTTTATAGTGTACCCTTTCAATATACTTTTAACTGCTGAATTTGGTACTGGTTTATTATTAACAAAGTTTTTAAAAAACATACTCTTTAAAGATTTTAGAGCTCCATTTACCTTTGACTTTATTGCAAGAAAAGTTTTTGTTGCAAAGTTCTTTATTGTATCAAGGAATCCCTCTGTCAAAATTAAGTTTTCTAATTCGTCATAATCTTCTTTTAATAAATCTGCGGCATCTCCGACTGAAATACCCAAATCATATACCTGTCTTAATCGTTTTTTAAATTTACCCAATTGTGCACCCTGAAGACTTTTCTTCAAAGATACTTGATAATAAGTAATTTTGTCTCCAACCTTTACAATTCCTGCACTTGGGTCTCCAACAATTTCATTACTTGGATTTTCAACTGCTGATATTAAAGTATTAGCATCAACATTAGATAATATAGCATCGGCTACATTTGCCTTTGAACCCTGTCTTGTTATGCCCCTTGACCTTTCTGCTGCATAAAATGTATCAATTTGTTGATGTATAAATTTAACATTCCCAATTGAAACTACCTTGTCCATATACTCTCTCATACCTATTACTAATGCCGCACAAGTAGCTATCGTTTGTAATCCATTTTCATAAAATTGTAATTCTTTTTGAACCCATTTTGGTGATTCCAAAGATTGTATAATCTTGACTCCCGTTCCTTGCCAGTCTCCTGAAGAACTTAATCCTTTTTTTAGTGTATCCAATGCTGCCTTAGAAAGTTTTTCTATTTCTTTACATTGTCTACCAAACTCTTCAACATCTTGTTTTTTTGCTAACTTAATTGTTTTAAATATTGCTGGTGATTGTAATAAATTTTCTAATGATGTTGTTGATACTCCTGTTGTTCCTATTAAAGCTGCCGTTTCAAACATAGAAGTATTTAAAGTTGCTTCCTCTCTTTTACCCTCGTTCAAAAATATCTGTGGTAGTTCTATATCATTAGTTAAATTTCTTAACAATTCAACACGAGCATCAATAGGCCATTTTTCTTCTTTTAAAATGTCCCATAATTTCATTAAGTGTTGTTCGTTGGTTAAATCTGGAATTCCTGATGAAACTCTATAACTTAACTCATTGAGTATTTTTTTAAAATTATTTTTCATATACGATAGTTATTCCGTTGATTTCAATTGTTCCGTCTTGATGTAGAGTTTTCATATCTCGTGAAGACATACTAATCATAGTTGGTTTTTTGAAATCATATTTTTGATTTATTGGATTTGCTATTGCCTCTTTTTCAATTTGTTGTGGTGTTTTGAAAGGTGGGTTATCTTTTGCCGTTTGAACTTTACCCAACTCCATAACTATATCTGATAACTTTTTCATTTAAACTTCTCCGTTATGTCGTCCATATCGTGATAGTTAACTCCTCGACTAATCTTGACTGGATATTTACCACCACTTTCAATTGTTTGTTTTACCATTTTAAGAAAATCTAACCCGTCTTTTGTATCAAAGTCAAACAAAAAAGCATCATAATTATACAATATCAATTTACTATTGTATTGTTGTAATTTAGGTTGTAATTCATTTAAAATCTTGATATTGTTTTCTGTTTCCATTAATTGTATCATATAATTGAACAATTTATTTGGATTCATATCGTGTAGATTTTTCCTATATATCTTTCTATTATAAATATAAGATTGGATAAAATTGTTAGTTTGGTAGTCGTTCCAAAGTAATTTAATATAATCGTTTACTTTTGAGAAAAATGGATTATCCGACACATCATCTGTTATTCCCCCGTACAAATACTTAAATGATAATGCCTTTGCTTCATCATAAGGTAATCCATATAATTTTGCCATATGTTCGTGAACTGATGTTTCAGGGAATTCGTATCCAATGATTTCTCCGATTAATCGTAAGTGATACGCATCAAAATCCATTTCCACTAATACTCCATTATTATAACGACTAATGAATTGTTTTCTACTTCCGTCTGATTTATTTAATGCTGCAAAGTTTAATCCACCGAAACGATTACTTGGTCTTCCGGTTGAAGTAAATGGATTGTATTCTGAATAAATGATTTTCTTATAAGTTTTTAATCCGTTTCGTTCTATTTGGTATAGTGTTTTTAATATCGTTTGGTCGTGTTGTTCATAAGACTTATACAATTCTTTTGATATTGGTTGAAAGTATTCTGCGTGTTTCACCAATGGTATGACATCATTGATGTTTTGTTTATCATAGTTTAATCTATATTGATGATGATGTGCATTAGTTAAGTGTTGTTCTGAATCATATGGTTGGTTGGTTTGTTGATAATAAGACCAATTCATATCTCTTATGTCTTTACCGAACACTAATGTATTGTGATGATATTGTTTTAAGTCTTGAACATAAATCGTTTGTTCGGTTTCTATCATTGGTAAGTTGTCTCGGAATTGTTCCGTATGATGAACCGGCACAATGTATTGTTCGAATTGAAAATCAACCCAATAACAACTAATACGATTTTCTTGTGGATGCTGTTGAACATCTGAATACATTTGTAATAATACAAATGGTTTTGATTGTATGTGTTGTTTGAGTTGGTTGAATAGAATATCTGTATTTACTATAACCATTTACAATAAGTATTGATTTATAACATCAAAATGTAATTTTTTTAATTTTGTTGTTTAACTACACCATTATTATCAACTTGAACACCTTGTTGGTTAAATGAATCATAGACATCATTACCATCTCCTTCACCATCAGTAAATGGTTCTATGTTTTCATCTCTTTCTGGTTGGTATATTAATCCGTAGTTTTTAATTTCTTCTTCAATTGCCAATTTAAGAGTTTTCTGGGTATATATGATATCAAGTGGTTCAATTTGTTCTGGATTTATTTTTTTAACTAATTTAGGGACATCTACAATCATTCTTGAATCTAATTTAGTTGTCCAACCAGTTGGTGTTATCTCGTGTTCCACATTCACCACCATAAAATGACAATAATTCCTATATCTTTCCGGAAGATACCTAATGTAAAATAAATCTCCAACTTTTATACCACCGATTCCTTGTATCGTTAAAGATATTTGTAATGGAACAATTGGTAAAATAGTTGAATAATTTGATTCCTCACCTGGTGCTTTATTAATTAAAAACAACATTGTTCTTTTGTATTCATCAAACATTAAACCAGTCTTTGCAGAATACATTTGAACTCCATTATCCAATGATTTTGGCCAGAAATTACCAGTGCTTCTAAATGTTTTTTTTAGTTCTTCTATTTTATTTGATAATTCTTGTTTATCTTTAAAAATTATCCCGTCTTCAAATTCTGCTAAATCATTTATTATGTTTTCATTATCTTTCAATACTTCTGGGACTTCTTTAAATTTGATACCAGAATCTTTTAGTCTTGTATCAACACTACCATCATCTTTATAAGTAGCAGATGCTCCTTCAAAAGATTTCTTATCACTAATTCTAAGATTATATTGAACTGGATTAGTAATGTTTTTTAAAATACTATCAAAATATTGTTTTTCTTCTTCATCTCCAAGAGTAAAAGATTCTCCTGTGTTGTTATCCAACATAGAAAGTGCTCTCATTGCTAATGTAGTGTATCCCTTACCTTCATCAGCAGAAGTTTCTTTTAAATTAACATTAGAACCATATACTGCTAATGTTGCCATTTCTGATGTATTTGAAGTCGTCAAAGTAAAATCTGATACTATTGATTTATTAGAATAAACTGGGAATTCAAATACTTCATATTTGTCATCAACTACTGATGATAGTTGTCCTTTTTCCTCTTGTGTAGGAATTACATTTCTATCGTCAACTTCTCCGATGTTCATATCAGTTACCATAATTCTACCATCTACATTTGAATTTTCAAGTATAGAAAATCTCCAAAAACCACCATAGTCATTTGATACTTTTTGCCAAAAATTATTTAATGACCTTTCAATATTATCAGTTGATTTAAAAGATTCTTTTAAATATTTTACATTAAACACCATATTTCGTATTTGTCCTTTTTTATCTTTTTCTGATTCAAATGCGGGAAAGTGGGTATCCAATTCATTCAGTAATCCTTTTAATAAGTCTCTTTGTATATTATTACCAACAAAAATCTCTGTTTCTTTAAATGAGTCATCATCTCCTATTTTTTGAGTTTTATTCGGTAATACTACGGACATTGGACTTAATGTGAGTAATTTTGGGTGTGATTTACATTCGGTATTTATGTGAGTTATTTCTCCGTTTTCATTTTTTGTATCCGCACTAAAAAATTCTGTTTGGAAAGTTTCATTTTCTACATTGGTATCCGACACAAAAGAGAAGAAACTATTCAATATGAAATCTTCAAACCAACCCCAAGTTACCCAAACTAATTTATCATTACGATTAAAAAATGTAGTTGAATCATCAAGAACAAGAGCACCTTTTTCTTTATATATATTCTTGTTAAAAGCATTATTTTTATTGTCAAAGACTACTAATTGCGTATCTGGTTCTTCTTTATTATTCTTTGCATAATACTCAACAACATCTTCTAAATTTTTAATAACTGAATTAAAATTGACAAATGTTTTTCTAAGATTTTTAAATTTTTCATCATTGGCCTTTTCAGCATCTTGTTGAACTTGTTCATTAACATAACCTACAAGATTTTCTATTTTTCCGTCGGTTGATGACTTTTGTTCCAATATATTTCTACCCATACTACTAAGTTCTATTTGGCCCTCGTATGCTCCCTCTTTAGTTTGAACAAAACTATAATTAGTTACAACTCCTACAAACGCGTTGTAGTTTCCTTTACCTTGAACCACTCTTTTATTTAGGTCTTTTGATATTTTTAACAAAGTATCTCCATTTAGTTTATCAAGACTTAAATTATAAGGTAATGACCAACCAAATTCTACCAACATATAACGACCAAACTTTAGAAATTGTTTTTTAAATACATCAAAATCATTTGGGTCTGGAACGAAGAAATTTATTGTTCCTTGTTTCATAAAGTATTCTTTAAATGAAGTAGTTACTGAAGTAATACCTGGTCTACCTCTGTATAGATTTTTATTTTTTAGATTTAATGGTTCATTAATTGGATTATTATTTGAATCGAGATTTGAATTTAGTGATACAACTTGATTCCCATCATCATTTCCCAATACTACTGATACCCTTGCCCAACAAGTTTTTGTAAACTGATGTTGAACTGATGATTGAACTGCGTCTAATAAACCTTCGGGTGACTTATTAAAGTTAATTGAATCAATACGACTGAATAATTCTTTTTGAACATCTTTCTCTATATAAGTTCTAAAAAAACTCATTAGTATCCCTCAGAAACACTACCCATTTGTCCACCACCGGTGATAAATTCTTCTCCTGTTTCAGATAAATCTATTGGTATTCTATATTCTTTACCAACTTGTAAATACATATTTCCATTAAAACACTCTGGATTTGCTCTTGCGATTATCCACCACAATTCTGGTGAACCATAATATTGATTAGCAAGATTATCCATACGAATACCATACCTTCCTTGAATTATAATATCGGTATCTTTTTTAGCAAAAGTTGGATATTCCTCTGTGGATAAATATTGTTGTTTATTTTTATCTTTTCTAATTATTGTGTTTTTGTATCTTGTCATATTAATCATCTCCTCCTAATGAAGTTGGAAGGGGTGATGTAGAAAATCCTGGTGTTCCACCTAAAGCAGTACCAAATCCCTGTGTTCGTTGTCCACCGGTGGCTCCTTGGATTCCACCACTTGGGCCAAGTTTTGGATTTAACTGAATACCTTCTTCTTTCAATTTCTCCTGTGCGATAAGTCTTTCTGCTTTTATTTTTGCAAGTTCTCTTTCTCTTGCTACATCTTGTTCATATTCAATATCATATTGTTTACCAGTTAATCTTGGTAATTGTTTTCCAATGTAAGTAAACTCTAATGATACATCAGCAATGTGAGTTAATTCATATCCTTTTTCAGTTTCCCAACTTGAGTTCTGTGGTATTGTTACATTTACTGATGAAAAGAAACCTGGTTGATTTACAAAATAATTACCAATTGTTAATTCAACAAATGGTGCTACTGGTCTTAATTCGTTATCACTTTGAATAACATTATCTTCATAAGCAGGTAAAGTCATTGATTTAAGTGCTCCAATCTTTCTCCATATCATTGGAACATCTCCACGAGTTAATGCTGCTACTCTAAATCCAAAACTAACACTACGATTGTATCCAGAATAAACATAAACTTGGTCTGCTCTACCAATGTATCGTGTTGGACTAAATTCTGCTGATGAGTTGTCTGTGATGTCTGTTAAGTATGCTGGTAATTGAACTATTCTACTTGTTTGTGGGTCTTTTACCCAGAATTTAATAAAGTCTTCTGATAGTTCCGAGTCTTTTTCAAGATATGTTGGTGTTCTTAATCCATATGACAATTTTTCATCTGTTATTTTTGTTGATAGTCTTCTTCCTGGTGTTGTTCTGGAACTACGATTTGAACGAAATATTATATCTTGATTAACTTTTTGTAAATCTTTATAAGTAATATTAGCAGAAGCTAAACTACCACGAGCTGCTGCTTCCTCTGACCCTATGGTAAAAGATTTATTACCTCCTTTATGTCTGGGAACTTCATTAATACCACCTGCTAAAGATTTCGGAACCGACAATATATCATATCTTCTTGTAAAAGAAAATGGATTTTTCTTTTGAGCAAAAAATTGTTTTCCTACAAATAATGCACCTTTTGGTGATGCTAAAAATCCAACGGACTCTGCAACTCCACTAAATTGACTTACAACCCTACCTACAATACCTGATGTAATTGTTGATAATAAATCACTACTTGGTGCTGGTGCTAATTTATTAAATGTAGAATTAACTGGTGGTCTTGGTAATTCAGTTAATGGTGAAGAATCAACATCAATCGATTCAAAGTCTCCAACTTTCTTGTATTCAAAACTTGTTAAATCTGATAATTTGTCTATTAGTGCCATAATCTATCCTAATTTGATATCGGTTCTGCCGATATAAAAGGTCTAAAGTTATTATTGTTAGAATTTCTTGCCATAGTAGTGGTGTTTTCATTACCTTTATTAAGAGCGTCTAAAATTAATTTAGTGAGTGCAGTCAATCCAACGATACCACCTAATAACATTCCAGCACCACCAAAAAAACCCATACCACTTGCTGCAGCTCTAGCTAATGTTGCACTTGTACCTGTGCTTGCTAGTTTTGCTTTCATTATGTTTGTTGCCACATTACTTCTTTGACCTAATAAAAGGTTACCACCACCCGCAATTGCAGTCCCTAAAATTATCGAAGATAATCTGTTAAGTGCTATTGTATTTCTACTAACATCAGACGACATAATTTCTACATCACCACCTGCCAATTTACCTAATTCTGCTGCAGTGATTCCCAATGCTTCTGCTAATTTCTTTCTTTGTATTACATTTAATCTATTTAATTCTGCTTCTGAACCAATTTGTTTTACTACTTCTCGTTGTACACCTGCTAAATCTCCTGCCAGTGCCAACTCTCTTGCTTTATTTAAATTTAATTGTCTACCAATCAATAATGATGCTTCTAATTCTGATTCTATTGATGATTGAAAGTTTAATAAACTACTTGATATATTTTCTACCGTAGATAATGATAATCCTAATTTTCTGGCTTCAACTGCGGCCATACCAATGTTCATTCCACCATCTTTTGAAAATTTAGCAAACAATTCAGTATTATCTGCGATATCTGAAATAACATCTTTCGGTAAAACATTTCTTAACCTTGCAAAAGATGATATTTGTAGTTGAATTTGACGAGCTTGTCTATCTGATAATCCTGTAAGTTCAGTTTGTGCTTGTAAAAGTTTTGCTGAATTTTCTGCCGAAACTCCAAACTCAAATCCAAGTCGTTTAATACCTAAGATATTTCCTAATGTTGCTCTTTCAATATCTCCAAATGCGTCTACTACTCCAGTAAATGCTGAACCACCAAGTGCTTTTTTGATTTTACTCATCACACTCATAGAACGAAGACCATCAGATATTCCTATTGCTAATGCACCACCTAATGCTACTATCGGTAGACTGTTAATAAATAACCTAAGAAATCGTTGTGATGTATATCCACCAACTGATGCGGCTACTCCGTCACCACCCTTTTTACCTAAACTCGGGTCAAACATTAAAGTATTACCAAAACCACCCACAAATTCTGCTGCAGCTTCTCTACCAAAACTATTAGAAGATTGTATGGTAGATTGTAGACTATTTCTAAATTCATCTTCCATATCTCTACCTAAACCCGTAACTCCAAAGAAGTCAGAAAGAAATCCTCCTATTCCAGGTATTGACTTTACAATACTTTCCATTTTATCACCAATAGATTTAAACATATTGGCCTGTCTATTGATAAGATTATTAGTTCTTTCTTGTATTCTTTGTTTTTCCTTTAATTTAGAAATTATCTGACCAGTATCTTTTACACCCTCACGAATTAATTTTCTTTCTAATTTTTGTAAATCAACTTGAGTAAGAGATTCTTCTGTAATATTTTTTTCATTTTCTAAAACTGTCTTGGTAGCATCAACAATTTCACCAATAGTATCTGCTTGTCTTTTTGTTGCTTTACTATTGTTGTTAATTAAGACGGCCATATCTTCTCTTAATCCGAACTCTTCTTTTAGAATCTTTAATGATTCTTTTTTTGTTTTGAGTTCATCGGTTAAGAGTTTATTAACGCGTTTTTGTTTTATTTCAGTTTTGCTTTCTGCCATATGTTATGAGTTGTTTGAGTGAAGAATAAATCTATAAATTATCAAGAAAGTCTAAAGCATCATCATAACCTTTTTTCCACTCGGGGTCTTTACTTTGCTTACTAATATAGTCTTGCAAATCTTTATCTATTTTCTTTATATTGGCTACTGACTTTCTAATTACTGGGTCTTTTTCCAATTTCTTAATAGTTTTTTTTGCACCACCACGAGCAATCGCCTTCATCAATGAACCGACGAATTCTGGTATGATTTTTTTATCTTTTACTTTAAAATTTGCCATAGATTATTCCATTTATTCAGTAATAAATATCATCAACCCTAACTTTTCATCAATCTTGGGTCTTGATTTTGCTTCATCGCATCTTCGTATTGTTTGTTTTCTTGTTCTTTGGTTTTGACGAGTTTGTCTGCGTAAAACCTACGAAGTGGTAATGGCATATTGTAGATTTCAGAATGTGTGAAACCCTGTCCGTAATAGACTATGTTGAAGAGTTCTTCGTGGATTGCCGCCCTGTTACTCGGCGGCTGGCCAAAAAAAGTCCAGACCTAAAGGAACATCGACCTTAATTTTATTTCCGTTCCCAGTTGTATAATCAAATCTTAAATCCATATCTGGTGCAATAGACTGAACAAATTTACGATATTCTCTTGCGTCTAATGCTAAAAATTCATTATCTACAAAATTGTCAATAGTTTTTTGTTCTGATTCTCCGTCAATTGATTGAATTTGATATTTTAATCTTGTGGTTACCTCATTAGAAATACCTGTAAGTTCTTCTGCTTTTTCAAAAGATTTCAGTATCTTGGTGATTTCTTTTTCATCTTTATGGGTTAATAATTTAAATCCTACTTTTCTTTTCGAATTGGGTAGTTCGTATGTAAAATCATTACCATTTTTAAAAAGAGATTCATCAATCTTTTTGTGGTCTAATGTAGTTAAATCAATAGTAGTTTCTACTTCTTGATTAGTATCTGGGTCTATCATCATTGCTTGATAGTCTTTTCCGTATCCTAAAATACGAGTTCCAACCATAAGTGCGTTTTTATCACCGATTAACAAATCATCTAATTTAACTTTTGGGTCTGCGATTACACTTTGTAATAATCTTTCAATCACTACACCTTGTGTAATAAGGTTTTGAGATGTCAATATATCTTCTTCTTTTGCCGTCATATACTTGACATCGATTGTTCCACTACGCAAAGGACTATCTTCGGGATACAATAATCCCTTTGAAGGTAAAGATAGAACTTCAGTAGGGAATCCATACTGATTTTCAGCCATTGTTTACTCCTTGATTAATACTGAATTAATAACTTATTTTTTTAAAACTTTTTCTGCACCTGCGATACCGAAACTACCTAATGTAGTGAATAGGAAAGAATTGTATACCACATCATTGATAACTAAATCTTTACCCATAAGTCCAGTAACAACATCTGCAAATGCAAATAAAACCATAATTGTAAATGCACCGAAACCAATTATTGATTTCTCGTTGTATTCATTATTGTCTTTAAATATTGCCCACATAACTTTTCTCCTTAGAATTGTAGTATTGCGTAATCATATTGAAGAGTTAGTGCGATGTCTGCTACTTCTGATGATGCGAAATCTAATTCATTAAAGTTTGCTTCTGTGATGAATGCTCCTTTTAATGTCCACTCTTCAACTTTATCACCAACTGGCCCTAATACATTGAAAGTAATATCTTTCTTGTAGAAGTCTGAATATCCGTCACGACCTGTTACTGATTCGTGGTGTAGTCTTACCCACTCGATTACTGATTGTGCTCCACTTGGAACAATAGGGTCATATAAAGTGATACTAATAGGTTGCCAAGTTGCTTTACCTTTTACATATCGTTTTGTATTGATATGGTCTAATGTGATTGTTTCAAACTGAATACTTGGTCTTGCCATTGTTTTAACAAGATATGCTGGTATTCCGTCAATCTCCATAACGAACCTATTTTTAGTTTTCGGTTCAAATGGTGTAAAAAATATATCGTTTGGGTCTAATAGTGCCACTTTATTTCTCCTATAAATTAACTCAGTAATAAATATAACGAAATCAAAAAAAGTGATTTCCATTTGGAAAATAATTTTATATAATTTTTGGAAGTTTTTTTGAAGTTTTTACTTGACATTGTCATTTTTTGTTTGTATATTATAGTATGATTGATGAAATAATATGTGAAGAATGTGGTGTTGAAACTGGTGGATTTTTTCTTTGTGATGATTGCGAAGAAGAAGTTTACGAGAGAGATAACCACGAAGACGACGAAAATTAATTAAAAAAATACTTGACTTTTACAAAAAGATTTAGTATATTATAGTATGATTGATAACGATATAAAGGAAAATGAAATGATTGAAAATAATGAAATAATTACTACTGATACCGAAGGTATTTATATGAGAGATTACCAAGATACTCTTGTAGAAAGATGTTTTGGTTTTAACAATAGGACATTTACAATGAATGTCTATCAATATGCACACAATCCTATGGAATTGTATGAAGCTAATCAAAATCAACCAAGATTAAATCTTGAAAATTATGACAACACCACTCCTGGTGAAGTAGCTCTTTACAAAGGTATTCCTATGAGATTTAGATTTAATCCAGTTATTAGAGAAATGATGATGACTGGTAATTATAGAATTAGGTATCGTGGTGGTAGTAAGCCACAATATGGATATTTTAGAAGTCAATACAATTGTTTGGCTGAGTATGCAGATACCTTTGCGATTTATCCAAAATAGGTGTTAATATCGTAATCGTAAGAACCTATTGAGTTGTGGGTTTTCGGTGACTACTTATTTGGAACCGAGTGGGTTATGTAGGGTTTCACGAGATTAGAAACAACCCTTGTGAGTTAGGTGGTTAAACTCTCAAGTTTTTCTTTCAGTCATATCATAAACAAAAAACCCCCGAAATCTCGGGGGTTTTTCTTAATCAATATTCCTATTATTCTGGGAATGCTGCTCCTGTTGGTTGAACTACAAAGTCCAATACGATAAATTCAGCAGTTCTTGTAGGTTGGATAAATATCTGTCCTACTAACTGATTTCTATCAACAACATCTGGTGTGTTGTTTGAATCGTCCATTACTACTCTGAAAGCAGTTAGACCTGAATTTGCTTGAACTTGCTCAAGATATGGATTCACTATGTTTAGGAACCTGTTTCTTGTTGCGTTTGTGTTTTGTTCAAATACCAAGAATCTTGAAGTTGATGCGATAAACTTTCTCAAGTTAATCAACAATCTTCTTACATTGATTCTGTCTAATGCACTTGGTTTACCTTGAAGTGTCTTCTGTCCAAACACTACTACACCTTGACCTGGGAAAGATGCGATAGGATTAATACGATTTTCGTATAAATCATCTCTTTCTGAGTTGGTTAGTCTTGTTTCTGCTTCTAATACTTCAGTTAAACCACCACGATTTAGACCTGCTGGTGCGAACCACTCTTGTCCAATTCTATCATTGTTTGCATAAACACCTGGTAGAACTACTGAAGGTGGAACCCAAGTAGGTTTGTTTTTCGCACTATCCAAGATTTTAACCCAAGGATAGTAAGTTCCAACATAATTAGAATCAAGAGTTTTTACATTATTGATTGCTTGTTGAATAGTTGCACCATAAGGTGAACCATCTAAAATAAAGAAACAATCTGCTCTATCTTCTACTTTGTCGATTGCGTGATTTGTTACCGTAGAGTGAATTGAGTGAATTACACCTGGTAATGCCAACAAGTTAATATCGAACTCATCTGGATTTGAAACTGCATTAATTGCTCGTTTGTATGCGGTTGTTCCGTTTCCACCTGCACTTAAGTCAAATCCTTGTGAATTACCTTCAACTATATTTGTTCCAGTTTTTCTTTCTGTTGCTGGATTTTGTCCATCAAATCCTGCTTGGAAAGGAACTTGGAATTTTCTTTGTTGGAATGCAGAACCACTTAATGATAATTTAACTGCACCAACTGAGTATGTTGAACCCAATACTGATGCGTCATCATTACCAAAAGCGTTTTCTAAACTCATAGTAACATTTGAACCTGTTCCAGCACCTGTTGGTAATGGTGATAGATATTGTTTGTTGTCTTCATTTTCGAAATCAAATCCGTAGAAAACATTTCTATCAAATGTACCTCTTGAGTTTTTCTGTCCTTCTCCACTTACATTTCCTTTAAAAGAAGCTGTAGGGAACGCTGATGAACCACTTAAAACACCTGTTAAATGTGGAACACTTAAAGAACCAAATCCCATAGGAACTAATTCTTTTGAAATTCCTGTTAATGCTGAATAATCTGAAATGTAAATGTATTTAGATTGATTTGGATAATCACCATTGTATGTTAATTTTCCGTTTGAATCTATTGTTACATATCTGTCACCGATTACTCTTGGTAGGAAATTCGTTGATTCTTCGTCAAAATTTATATTTTGGAATGTTTCCAATACCACTCCGTCGTCATTTTGACCTGGATTGTTTATCATCACTTGTAGTGAGAATGAACCATAGTCTGAACCTGGAACATCTGCTGGTCTTTTAACATCAAGAATACCTACTTTGTATTTAGAGTTTTGATTTGTTCCGTGTGAACGAGTATTAACTTTAAATAAGTTTGTTCTTGAACCATTTACTAATTGTGATGTAATTGATGGGGTAGTTGCAACTTTGTAATCAAATGAAAAGTTTTCATTATTTAATGTTATTGCCTTTACTATCGCATCACTACCAAATTGATTTTGTGTATGTAGGAAGTTTGAATATACATAAGCATTTTGATTAGAGTCTTGAGCATCTTCACTAAATACATTAGTGATATAGTTTGCTGAACTTGAATCAAATGATAGTGCAAAGTTTGTTCCACTTACACCACTACCAGATATAGTTAATCCAAACGATGCCTTAGTGTTTGAACTACCACTAAGTGCAGACACTTGAAGGTCTGCTGTTGAATTACCTCTTGATGGTTTTAATGTCGCCACAAGAAGTTCTTTGTGAGAAGCTCCTAATGAACCGGTTAACATTAAACCAACGGTGTCATTTGCATATCCACCTATTCCTAAGACACGAACGATTGTTACTGCTCCTGCACTACGAAGGTATTGTTTCGCAGTGAAAGGAACATAGAAATCCTGTGATTCTTTACCAAACATATCTTCAAACTCACCAAAGTTTCTGACTAAAGTTGGAACGAATGCTGGGCCTGATTCTGTTGGCCCGATTAAAGCTGCTCCAATTTCTCCAATTCCTTGTGGTAAGAAAGATAAATCTTTTTCTCTGGTAAATACTCCAGGACTTACGATTCTTTCTGCCATTTTATTTCTCCTAATTAGGTTATATCGTAAGTATAAATATCATTTAAAAAACTCAAAATATACTGATGAACCTATATTTTTTATTTTGATGGTGTAAATACACCGGTATTGGGGTCAAGATTACCTGGCCCATATTTTTCATTTAACTCTCTGACTAAATCCATTTCTGATTGTGTTAGTCTTGCATATTCGGTTTCTAAACGAAGTTTTTCATTTTCAATAGTTTCCAACCTTTGTTCGGCTTGTATTCTGGAAACTTCCATAGAACCTAATGCTTCTCTAATATCTTGATAACCTTCTTGTAGGTCTTTTAGTGATGTTAGTTCTTCTTGAGTAAATGTAATTTCTTTTGACTTTTTTGCCATTATAACTCCTGTTTTGGTTTGATAATAAATATAAAGTTATTTGTTCAAACAATCACATTTTTGTTTGATTTCATCAACTTCTTGTTTTAATTCTTTGATAGATTCAATCAATAATGGAACGATTTTTTCATACTTGACTGCTAAGTATCCATTATCTCTTTCGGTTACTACTTCTGGTAGAACTTCTTGAATTTCTTGTGCGATTACTCCAACATCGTGTCCTTCGTATGTATCTTGTTTATCATTCCAATCAAATTCATAACCACCTATTTTTTCAATCTTTTCTAATGGATTTTCTATACGAATAATATTGTCTTTAAGTCTTTTGTCTGATGAATAGAATGCCACAACATCACCGGTTGCAGTTAGTGTTCCGTCAACATTTGTAGTTTTTGAAATTTCTACCGTAGTTGCACTACCATCTAATGTTATGTAAGCAGTAGTTCCTCCAGAACCATCATCGCTTCTAAGAATAACATCTCTATCTGCTAAATCATTTTGTATGTACAAATCTCCAGTAGTATCATTTATTATGTAAGCATTAGAACCATCGTGTCCAACTTTAAAATCTAATCCAGTTCCAAAGTATGCCCAAACACTATCCAAATGTCTTGTAGCTTTAGAAAAATTAACTAATGTTGCACTACCATCTAATGTTATGTAAGCAGTTTCTCCACCACTACCATCATCAGACATAAGAATAATATCTTTATCTTGTGCAAAGTTTTTGATTGTTAAATCGCCAGTAGCATTTCCAATAATACTATTACTTCCATCGTGAATAAAATCTAAATCATCTCCTGCTCCAAGACTTAATCTTTGATTATCGTTTGGTAATTTAACTTGCCCTACTTCACTCATATCTAATTGTAATGCAGTTATGGTTGCTCCACCATCATTACCTTTTAATAATATATCTTTATTACTTGTTTCTGATTTGAATACTAAGTCTGATGTGACTCTTTTGATACTACCGAAATGTGTTCCACCATCTTTTAATACAATATCTGCTCCGTCTGCGTCAAGAACGATATCTCCAGAAGCATCAATTGTGAAATCACCTGTTGTTGATACACTCGGTACTGCGGCATCACTACCACTAATGATTAATTTTTTCCAACTTGGCATTTATTCTTTCTCCTTATGGTTGGTTACCTGTTTGGCCCACTTCCTTGATTGCCACATCAAGGCCAATAAGTTATTGTTGTTCTTTATAACTTTTTTGTAATTTTTCTACTACGGAAACTGCTTCTATCAATTGTTTACCTGGTATCATACCTTCTTGTACCAAATACAATAAGAACTCAATTTCCTGTTTATTAAACTTCAACGAAGGTGCTTCTTTCGAAACACCCTCGTTAATCTTAGGATTTTGTTGTTTCATTTTATCTACTAAACTCATAATAACCTTTAACATTTTCCTTATGAGTATATGTAGATATCGCCGTTAC